AGAAAGACAAGATTTTATTGATGATATTGTATATCTCAAAGAAAAATTACATTTCATAATTAATAATTCAAGCGGTGTAAATGAAAGGAATGAATATTCTAATTTTATGTTTGAATTAATTAAGATTGATGAGATACTGAAAGAATAGTCTCACTCCCCTGGAGAATCCCTCCCTCTCCACTAGAGACTTTTTGCCCTCCCGTTAAACGGAGGGTTTTTTTATGCTTAGGATAAACACATATGGAATTTACAGAAGAACAAAAAAATATAATTGCATTTGCAATAAAACACAATATTCCTTACAGCAGTACAAATAAAGGTATCATATTACTGATACCTGCAGGTGCTGGTTGTGGTAAGACATTCATTGGGTTATCAATAGTTGAAGAATTAAATCCTAAGAAAGGACTTTATACTGCCTTTAACAAAGCCATTGTTCAAGAGAGTGTAGAGAAATTTCGTAATACACATATGGAGTGTAAAACATTACATGCACTAGCTTATAAATATTGTAAGCCTAAAGGTGGTATACAAGAAATTAGCTATAACGATATAAAAGAGAAAATTACATATCCACAGAAGAAACAGGTAATTGATGGTATCAATCTATTCTTTGTATCTGCTTCTACAGATATGGAAGAGTATCTTGAAGAAATCTTAGATGAGCAGTTAAGTGCTATTGCCATTAGCTACATTGAGAAAATGCTTGATAGGACTATTCCTATGTCTTTCAACTTTATGCTTAAGTACTTTCATCTTCAGCTAGTGGAAGGCAGAGAATGTAAATATGACATCGTTATATTAGATGAGATTAATGACACTACTGCGGTAGCTCTTGAGATCTTCAAATTGCTGCAAGCTCCTATTAAGATAGGCTTAGGAGAATCTAATCAGGCTATATATAACTTCTTGAATCTTAAAGATGGATTTGAAGAGTTGAAGGATGCTTTTACATTACCTCTGACACATTCATTTCGCTGCAGTACTCAGATTGCTGAAGATATACAAAATTTTATGAGGATTCATGTTGACCATGAGTTCACATTTACAGGGACAGATACTCCTATAGCTAATGGAAATACTCTGTATGTCACAATGACTAATGCTTCAATTGTCATATTGATTAAAGAGTTTATAAGCCTTAACAAAGGGTTTACACTGTTACGCAAGATATCGGATATCTTTGCTTGTCCACTAGCTATAGTAAGTGCTGGATCAGGTAAACAGGTATACCAATATAAATATAAGTTCCTGGAAAAGGAGTACAAAAAATACAAGAAGGATTATTGGCAGAAAGGAATGACTTGGTTTGCCTACCTTCTAGATGAAGTTGAAGATCAAGAAGTTGAATCTGCTATCAGACTATTGATGACATTAAAAAATAATGGAACCAATCTATTTGCTTTATACGCTAAAGCAAAAGCTATGAAAGCAGATCCACGATTTACCATAGCCACTGTCTTCACTGCGAAGGGATTGGAGTATGAAACAGTTTATATGAATCGGGACATGAATATTAGAGTCCAGACGATTATAGATAACGGAGGTATTCAAACTGATGAAGACCTAGTTGCATTCCGTTGCTACTACGTTGCAGCTTCAAGAGCTGGAACAAATCTGTATAACGCAGATCACTTAAAACCACAGAAGGAAACTTAAATGAAAATTACCTCAATTTTAAATCAGAAAAGAATTAACAACGCAGTGAAACTTGAACTCATTAGTTTTGTTGTAGCTAGTGCTCGTAATGCTTACGGTAACTTCGGTGTACCTATTACTGTTCCTAGTATTGATACTCCAGAAGGTTCAATGCGCTTTACTGCTCTTGACGATACATCAAAAGTTGCTTTGGTAGTTCAAGAAGTAGCTAAAATTAAAGGTGTTGCTATTGAAGTTTGTGAACAATTTGAAGGTATGAATGTAAACAAACTTATTGAAGAAAAGATAGCTACTTCAGCCATTCTCACTAATATTTCTTCTAGCCAGAAAATAGAATATTTGTAAATTTAATTTAAATACTAAGAGGTAGATCTTATGTTCTTACCCTTTATCAAGAAAAATTCCTCAGAATTAGATCTTATATTGAAAATCAAAAGTAAGTACAAGGATCTACCTTTTAGTTCTATTTTAGGCTTAGTTTATATTCATGGTAACTATGGTACAGATGGTTTAAATAAAAATATTGAACCATTTATAGAGAAGTATAATACCAGTCTTACAGCAGTAGCCGCTTTTATCCGTGAAACTATATCTAACAGTATAAATCTTGAATTAGATAATGGGGTTGTTCCTTATATATATCTTATAACTGTTAGAGAAGAGTTATTGGATAAACATGAAGCTATGAGTTTAATCCATTTTGCTTTCGTTATTAAACAGAATGAAAATGGAGTATTCAAAACTCTTAATAGTGAAATTATTGATGTAACTAATAATCCTGATGTATCAGTTATTTCTATTATTGAAGCTAGGGAAGGTGTCTTTGCTAATTTACAGAGTCATATTAGGCTAAGCAGTCTTACTGAAACACCATTTGCTAAAATATTAGAATTTACTTCTACATTTAGTTTACATAAGCAGATTATAAAAACAGTAATTGAAGATCCTAACAGAGAAAAAACTTATTGTTTTAAATTTACACCAGCTAAAATTACACCAGATAATCCTTACGGTAATCCAGAGTATGTAGCTGTTGATCCTGCACAATCTGGAGCTGACCATACTGTTATTACACCTGAAGAATGGGAAAATCGTAAGCATGATGATGCTGCAGATGGTGTTCAAGATACTGTTAAAGCAGCTGAAGAAGCTGCTTGGACAGATACTGGTACTACGGAGAACTCATAATGTTTCACCATGAAAAATATGAAGACATTAAAGTACTCTTAGATAATGATTTATCTCCAATCTTAATTGGTGAGAGAGGTAGTGGTAAAACAACTATCTTTATTAATGCTGCTAAAGACTTAGATTATAAATTTTATTCATTATCTATGACTAGGCAGACTACGTTATCAGCAATGATAGGCTTTAAGAATATCAACGGTGACTATGTAGGTACTCAGCTTAGGGAAGCTGTTGAACATGGTGGTGTACTCCTGCTAGATGAAATAAATGCTGGAGACCCAAATGTAATGTTGTGTCTCAATACGTTAGAAAATGGTTATATGTCATTTCCTGACAAGATAGTAAATAAGCATAAAAATTTCAGAATGTGCGCAACTGCAAATGCCGAATCTAAACATCACACTGGTAGAGCAATACTTGACTCTGCTACACAAGACAGATTCGACGATATAGATTTAGACACAGATCCTCTGTTAGAAATTAATCTAGTGGGTACAGCTGTAGCAGATAAGATAAATGATATGCGTAAGCTTCTGTTAAAATGGAAGATGGAGAAACACATATCTATGAGAGATGCTATTCGTTATAAAAAACGTATAGACCTGGGGTTAACAAAAGGATTTGTTGAGAAACTTTTAGATAATAATGTGGAGCTAATGAAAGAATACGAAGCAATAAGAGAAAGGAAAACCTTTCTTGACCAAAGTGAATGCACAACAGTTGCTGAACTTATTAAAAATGTGAAGAAATCACAAGGGATATACGAAAATGAATAAATTACCTGATATTTACCCTGCTGAATGGGCAGACATACTACTGATGGATAACTTAGATTTTGTTGAGTATAGAAATCTAATGCATTTCAAAACTCATGTATCTACGCTTACACAAAAAGATGATAATATTTGTGGTGTTAGCTACGCTGAAGCACTGAAAGATCTTGTTAGTGGTAAAAGTTCTTTTACACAACAAGAGTATATGGATATTAGAAATCTTGTACGTAGTAATTTACTTAAGAGAGGACTAATTACTCAAGAGGTATATGAGAACTACAAGTATGCTACTGACGGTATTGTTGTTGATTATGACGTAGGTGAATATGTTGCAGGAAATCCTAATTGTGTAATTGTTCCGTCTGTACAGTACATAGATTTTTTCTATGAGCTTTATATAAATATAAGTTATAGATGGGATATTCCTAATGCAACTATCACTAATAATATGAATAAGATGTTGGCTACTATTGAAGAGTTACAACGTCAACATATTCACATTAAAGTAACACTAGTTTTTCCTGCTACAAAATCTAATGGAAAGAATAACTTCTTTTCACTTATTCCTTTGTACTCTCATAGAGAATTTAAAACAGCTGAAACAATGTCGTCTATTCTTAATGAAAGGTTACTGCGTAAATTCTATTTTGCAGTTCTTGAAGATTACTATGGCAGTACTCTTACTTCAGGTAAAGGTAGTGAACTGAAACTGCCTAGAACTATGAATCTAGCAGATGAATTTAACGAAATTGATTTCTTTACTGCAATTCAAACATCAGCTATGGAGCGTGCTATTGCATGAATACTTTTGATATGCTTGAAGAGTATGTTCAAAGTAAAACTAAAGGGTTAGCACCATTCCCTTCTGTAGTTCAAAAAGGTATTAACACTATTGTTGGAGAGATACCTTTTAAACTAAAGTTGTCTATTACTCTGGCAGAGCTAATTACATTTTCCTCTCATCTGAGGAAACCTATTAAATTATTTGATGACACACTAGTTCCAACTAATGCAATTGTATGGGCGTTGAGTGGATCAGGTACATCTAAAGATAAATCTCTTAGTGCTATTCGTAAGTCTCTTAGTATTGCTTATGGCAAGCTGGAAGCTAAACGAGTGACATTTGCTGAAGAGAGAGCAATGAATGCAGCTCTTATCCAAGGAGAGACTGAAGCTGAATGGCAGAAGTATTATATTGCTCCTAAACCACTACAAGCTGGACTTGGTACTGTAGAAGGTTTACTTCATCACTTTGCTGATATCGCTTCTAATCCATTAGGTGCTGGAAGTATTCTTAGTACAGAGATTGGTAGTGATCTACAAAATAATAATACTATGGGAGATGTTATTAAAACTATTTCTATAGCATACGATTTAGGCAATGTAGATTCTAAGATTATTAAATCTGCTGAGAACCAAACTGCAGCTATTAAAGGTTTACCTGTTAATGCTTTACTGTTCGGTGCTCAAGAAGCATTGTTGTATGACAATGCCATTAAAAGTAAATTTAAACTGATATTTAATACTCAGTTAGCTCGAAGAAGTATTTTCTCATTTACTCCTGAAACTGCTCCTAAACCTATCATTAATTCTATTGAAGAATTATATGAGATGAAGGAAAAGGAACGTGCTCAAGTATTGAAAGCACAACAGGAACTGAATGACTTTACATCAAATCTAGTGGAGGCTACTAATCAAGAACCGCTAGGTGTAAGTGACGATGCTAATAAGTTGTTCGATGTTTACATGGAGTACAACTGGTTAGTAGCTAATAAGCTTTCTAATAAATATCCTATTTCTAAATTAAGTCGTAGGCATAAACAATGGTTAGCTCTTAAGTTAGCTGGTACTTACGCTATTCTAGATAATAAAGAATCTATTAATGAACAACATTATGCATATGCAATAAATACTGTTGAATTTCTAGCTGAAGATTTACAGAAGTTTGAAATTGAGCTAGTGAAAGAACCCTATGAACAATTAGCTGACTACTGTGCTTCTAAGGAAGAGAACGGTAAGTTTGTTATGTCACTACATGATCTTCGTAAGATGGGCTACATCGCTGGTTCAGGAGCATCTGGACCTAAGTTAGCAGACTTGACTACACTAGTTAATAGTTACGATCAAGAAGCTACTTACATAGCTAATCCTGATTCCATTGAATACCAACAAACACTGAAGACAGATGTTATAGGTGTTAGCTACATAATTTTTTAGGAGAAATAATATGTCTATTATTTGTAAAATATTTGGACATGAAACTCCAATGCAAAGACAAAGTGGTTGGTTTAGTCCTGGTGAACAATACGCACAAGTAGGCAACTGGCGACCAGTAGATGGTACAGGAAAAGAGCACTGGAATATTGTTTATACATGTGACAGATGTGAAAAAACAAAAATTCCACTTTGTCTTATTCACGTACCAAAGGAGAAATAATATGTCTATGACAACAAGTGAAATGATTCAAGTACTTCAAGATTATCAAGACGGTAAAACTGTTCAGTTTAAACGTAAAATTAAAACTGATGCTGTATGGCTTCAAGTTGAAAAAATTTCTTGGGATTTTAATATTTTTGATTACAGAGTTAAACCAGAACCTAGAGAAGTTTATGTAAATTTTTATTCTTCAAATAAAATTAATCATTCTGTATCAACTAAAGAACAACAGTCTTCTTCATTTAAATATACTTTATTTCGTGAGGTACTTTGATGGAAGCATGTAAACCTATTGAAGCTGGGTGTAAAGCTTGGGCTATGAGTAGTACAGAACCTTGGCAAATAGTTGAAATTAAAAGAGAAAAAAAACTTCCTTTTACGTTTGAAAATTCTACTCATATATTTAAATTTACTCATAGTGGTAGTGAAGGAGGTATATGGGAAACAGATAAAGAAATGTCATTACATTATTTATCACCTAATGGAGAAACAGTTGACTTTAGGGCATATTTTTATACTGAAGCTAAATTACTTCGTATAGACGAAGATGATACTTGTGTTCAGTACGAAAAAGAAAAGGAAAAAAGTTATGGGTGATTCTGATATTAAGACATACATGAAACGTAATTGTTACAAGGATTTTGAATATGATGAATATAAATTTGAAGATCTTACAGAGCTATTGGAAGAGAATGCTGCCTATACTCCATTCAGGTTTAAAGATGGTAAGCGAGATAGGGACAACATTATCAGCGGTGCTAAGTTTGTTGTTCTGGACATTGATAAATCAATGCTCACTGACATGGAAGCTCATACTTTATTGGATGAGTATAATCATCATATCGCTAGGACTTCTGATCCTGTTAACGAATATAAATTCCGTGTTCTTATCGAGCTTGATGCTATTGTGGATGTTGATGCTCGTCTTTGGGGGGCATTTATTGAAGAGATAGGATTACACCTGGGATTAGTTATAGATAACGTACCTCAGAGTTCTATATTCTTCGCATTTGCTGGTAGAGAAGTACACAGCCAGCTGGAAGGCTCTCCTTTGACTGTTAAGCCATTATTAGATAGGGCTGCCATTCGTCTGCGTGACAAACCTAAGCCTGCTAGGGAGCTACCAGAGTCCAACAAGAAGGAACTATTAGCTGATCCTACCACTACCTTTGAATTTGCATTTATTGCACAGAAAGGTCAAAGAAGTACTTCTATGTATAGAGCACTAGCTTATGCAATAGATATTGGTGGTGACGAAGAATACGTAGTCAATTTAGCTAATGAAATTAATGGATACTGGCAAGATCCTATAGATCAAACTAGATTAAATAATACTCTTATTATGCCAGCATTGAGGCGAATTTAAAATGAATCCTGAACGAGAATTAAGAGAGGCTCTTGAAACTGTTGAAGAGCAGGCAAAGCGTATTGAACGATTAGAACTTGAATTAAGTCTAGCTGATCAATGTGGTGAACTGTCTAGTTTATCTGATGAAGAATTGGTAGAGATGCAAGGATAGGAGAATCTAATGAGAACTACTAAAGAAGTAATTATTGAGGCTTTAGTTATACGTAAAACCTTAGTACAGACAGGTATACCATTTGTATCTCCTCAAGATATGATAAATCAAGGTACACCAGAAAAAATAAAATCATTAGGACAAGAACAGCTAGCATTTATATATCAAATAGATTCAATTATAAATTCTATTGGTTTTATATTAGGAGAATAATATGTCATGTTGTACATATGATAACCCAGCAACTATGGCAAGAGAATGTTGGCAAGACGGTAAATTAATATGTCATTACCAACAAATATTATTTGATATGCCTGAACCTATACCAGCAGAACATTATTTCTTTGGTGCAAATATTGGAGCTTGGAAAGAAGATCAATTGGTTGGTGATAAAGAAGCTTTAGGAACTGGATAGGAGTATAATAATTATGTGGATTTACGAAGAAGGTGAGGTTCACTCATCCGAGGATCTACCAGAAGAAACACACGGAATTATATACAAAATAATTTATACAGATGGTACTTATTATTACGGTAAAAAGAATCTGTATAAGACAGTAACTCTGGCGTTACTTAAAAACGGTAAAGACAGACCAGGAGCTATTAAGATAGGTAGAAACGTAGCTGGTAAGAGAATTTATCTTGAAAAATTAACTAAAGAAACTGACTGGTTAAAATATGAAGGTTCTTGTACGGGTACTGAAGATTTAACAATAGAACGTAAAGAAATATTACAAGTAGCAATAAGTAAAAGACAATTAAGCTACTACGAAGCTATGTGCTTATTTCAAACAGAATGTTTGGAAGATCCTAATTGCCATAATGCAAATATACTGAATAGTTTTTTCAGAGATAACTTGGAGTAAGTATGAATATTAATCAAGAAGAAGAACATATTTGTGAAGATTGTTGTGGTTACGCAGAAGAAAAACGTCCTTGTCCTTATAACGAAGGTATGGGAGGTCTTCTTTACGAAATATGGTTATGTGATTCTTGCTATAAAGAAAGAGAACAAGAACTATGATTAAGGTCGAATATCAAGTCTTTAATACTTTGGGACGTATACGCAAAGTAACTAAAAGCTTGAATGCTGAGACATTGTTAGGATTCGATGTTGAGACTCGATCTATCTATTCTGCTGAAGAAATTAAATATGCTAAGGAACTGCTGAAGCATCCTGAGAAGATACATCCAGATCAACTGATACTCATCAAGCAGGTATCCAGATCTAGTGGACTCAGCAATCCTAGACTTGTCCGTACTACGCATTTCATATTCGGTTTAGATTATAAGAACAGTATTATATTTGTAGCACATGATGAGAAGACTGAAAGATTCATATGGAATTGGCTAATAACATTTAAAGGGAAACTGTTAATACACAATACAGGATTCGATTTAAGAATCTGTTATCACCGTACAGGTAAGTTACCACTAGATTATGAAGACACTCAACTGTTAGCTAAAACATATATGAATGATGCTGATGTGTGGAAAGCTAAGGTAGATCTTAAAAGTTTAATGAGTGATCAGTATGATCCTAAGTGGAGTCTATTTGCAGACTACAATGTTAAGAACCTTAATGATAAACATTTTCTAGACTATGCAGCAATTGATGGAGCTAGTGTGTGCTTACTATGGAGACAAATGAATGCGTAATTTTATAAATAAAATAATTCTATTATTTAAATATGGTTCTGAACTAGAAGACATACTTAAAGATAAACATTATGAAAAAAGAGAATTAGAACGTTTATCTAAAATAAATAATCTAAATTTATGTCTTGAACATCAGCAGGAAAGTCGTCTTTCACATTATTCACCAGAAAATTGTCATCATTGCCAAATGATTGAGAAATATGAGAAAGCTGTAGCGGAGAATGTACGTCATGCGAACTAAAAATGAACCTACATTTGATATTTATGAATCAGAAAAAGATGGTTGTTTAGTAGTACATATTGATACACCAGATTTACCGGAAAATTCAGAAGGTCCAATTATGCGTGTATATATAAATGATGATGTTGAAAATCCTATTTATGATAATAGTACTGAGGATATTTAATATGCTCAGACCTATAGAACATCTCCCTGTACCGTTTCCTGCTGAGTTTGATCCTGCAGATGAACAGGAAGATATTTTCTATCATAATTTTGTGAAACATTTCATACCTGACATGATTCAAATGTCAGAAGCTGGATTACGTATTGACCAAGACGCTGTTGAAGATTTAAGAGTTGTAATAGACAACGTACTTAAAGCTGTACAGAAGACGCTTGAAGGCAATAAGTTAATCGCTCAGTACCAAGAGCATGTATATCCTGTACAGATGGCAGAACACAGAAGAGTAGCTCTACAAGCTATCCGTGAACCTAGTCACTATCTTAAAGAATATGCACCTAAGAATATGATTCATAGAACTTGGGTTGTAAATGAATATTTAGGCTATTTACAAAAGCATGAATTAAAAAAAGAAAAATGGACTGTATCTGACATTAAAAAATTAAATATTTTTATGAACTCTGCTGTTCTAGTTAGAATAATTGAAGGTACTATTTCATTAACAAGTAGTTTTGTTACTAATGGTATGCGACATTTAGCAGAAGAACAATCTAGGATTTGGAATCTTCCAAGATACGCTAAAGCTGACATTCCTGTTGTAGTACCAGAATTTAATCCTGGTAGTAATAAACAACTGCAAGAGTTCTTTGAGATGTTGGAGATAGAACCTATCACTATATCTGCTAAAACTGGCAATGCTAGTTGGGACAGAGATAACATAGAGATACTGTTCAAGACTAATACTGATGAAGATTTACTTGAAGTATTGCAAGCTATTATTGATCATTCATTCAGTGGAATCATTAAGAATAATTTTCTAAATGCATTTGATAATTTTACTATTGATGGAGTTCTTTATGGGAACATTAGATTGTTTGGTGCAAAGAGCTTTAGAAATACTTCTAATAGTCCTAATCTACTTAATATGCCCAGCACTAGGTCTATATATGCTAAGCCTCTGAAGAAGTGTTTCATAGCCTCTGAAGGTAGAGTTATTTATGCTATAGATCTGAAAGCACTTGAAGATCGTGGAATAGCTAATCTATCAGGTGATGTTAATAAGCAGAATATATTTCTTGAGAACCTTGATGGTCACTCACTAAATGCTTGTAGTTACTTCCCTGAAGAAATAGAAAAAATCCTGGGTAGGAATACTGATAACGTAAATTATGTTAGGGAATTTTATAAACAAGAACAAGCTGGTAATGCTGATCTTGCTGCTATTAGATTTAAATCTAAAGCACCTACTTTTAAACTAGCTTATGGAGGCTATCCTGATGATCACAAAGGAGGAGTCATTACTCAAGATATTTTTAACAATTATCACAATATACTTTATCCTGACATCACTCGTTATCGTGAGCAGTATGTCTTACCTTTTGTACAAGAGCATGGATACATTCACCTTGGACTGGGCTGCAGAATGTACGCCGGTAACGCTGAAGATAGTATCCGAACACTTAATAATGCAACTGTACAATTTTGGAGCATTCTTACACTGATAGCGATCAACGAACTTAATCATCGTATTAGGGAAGCTGGGCTAGAAGATCGTATGGATGTTATCTCTACCATTTACGATAGTGTTTATGTAGAAGTAGATAATGATCCTGAAATTATTAAATGGCTGAACGATAACCTAGTTGAACTGATCACTATTCAATGGCTTCAAGAAGAAGTTGTACACAATGAAGCTGTAGGTGAAATTGGTCTTAACTGGTCTGAACTACACAAGATTACGAATGGAGCTAGTGTGGAAGAAATAAAAGAAACTTTGTTATTTATAGTATTGGAGAACTTATAATGGGATGTTTTAGTTACATATGCAAAGAGTCAGATAAAGCAGTACTTTCTGATTCTTTTTCTGGAGACTTAGTACGTTTGTATTTACTTGAAAACGGAAAAGTTATTGAAGAAATGAGAGGACAGTACAATTCATATGGTGCTGTGTTCACAGAAGATTTAGAAGATTCTATTGACTGGAAAGTAAAAGATTGGAACACAATAGTTAGTATGCACTTTGATGGTGATTCTAGTAATGGTATAGCAGCTATTCTTGAATCAGAATTTAAAGGTAATATTCCAACTATTATATCTAAAGATGATCCTAACCAAGGTTGGGGAGAATGGTAATGACTAAAGAAGAAGCTTGGGAAATTATAGAAGCTGAAGCAATGGGTGAATTTGAAGGACCACCTGAAGAATTGCAAGAAGCTATAGATAAGGTGAATGAATATGACCGATGAATTATCTTACGAAGAACGATTTCCTATTGGTATTCAAACAGTAGTAGCAGATAGAGTAGCTCATCATTGGCAAGTAAATACTAGAACACCCGATAGTTGGTGGATTAGTAAAAATATTATTACTGGTGATGTTCGTGATGAACTGTTGAAACAAGCTTTACGATTTGAAACAGAGTATCAGAAAAAAGTTGATATACGTTATGTTAAAAAATTTTTATTGAGACAAGATTATGAATGAAAAAGTAAATCCACTAGCTTATGACCACAGTACTGATTACCTACCTGATGACTGTGTATTTAAAATCAGTCCAAGTAAATTCAGTTACTTTATTGATAAACCTTTTAACTGGTTTAGAACAGAAATTCTTAAGGAAGAAGGTTTTACCTACAACACAGGATCTGTGCTTGGAACTGTAATTCATTACATTGCAGAGCAGGTAGGTAGTATTAAAGAAATTGATAAGACTGCTATCCATGAATATGTACATTCACATGAAGACAATGATGATTTCTCAGCAGCAGATGTTATGGCTAACTTTGAAATTATGGCAAGTATACTTGTTAATGATTACATACTTCCTAACATGGATAATTTTCTATCAGTAGAAGAAAGATTCTCTGCTGAAGTTAAAGATGGATTCTACGCTAGCGGTACATTAGATGTTCTCCAGGGAACTAAAAAAGACGCAATGATCGTTGACTATAAATCTTACAGCTCCAAAACTAAACCAAAAACTATACCCTATTATTATAAGTATCAGCTTTTAGTTTATGCATGGATTCTTTATAAATTAGGATATACAGTTAGTCGTATTCGTCTTGTGTATATCAGTAAAAATATTGATGGTGGACTTAGTGAAAAAACAGGCAAGCCTTTAAAATCATATCCACCAGAAGTAACAGTATTAACCGAAGTAATAACAGAACAAGATTTAGAATTTATTGAAAGCTTGTTAGAACTTTGTGTAGATTCTTGTTTAGCAACTGACAAATATCCTGAATTAACTCACATTATATTCCATGACCCTCGCTTAAAAGTATGCTAATATTGCATGATTAAGTATTAAAGGTAATAACAATCATGCAAAAGAGAATACGAAGGTTTAAAACAAAACGTCAAGAAAAAAGAGCTACAGATTCTCCAATATATATTAGATGGTCACATGCTAGACATCGTTGCCATAATAAAGATGCTAAACGCTATAAAGATTATGGTGCTAGAGGAATTATTATGTATCCAGAATGGATAGATGATTTTTTTGCGTATGAAACATACGTTATGAGTTTACCTAATGCTTTAAAAGAAACTTACACAATAGACAGAATTAAATCTGATGGAAATTATGAACCTGGAAATTTACGTTGGGCTTGTAAAACTATTCAAGCTAGAAATTGTAGACTTTCATCTAATAATAAATCAGGAGTAACTGGAGTTTCTTGGCATAAACAATGTAGTAAATGGAGAGCTGTTATTTGTGTTAATTATAAAACAATATCTCTTGGTATATTCGATAATCTTGATGATGCTATTGCAGCTCGTAAAGCAGGTGAAAAGGAGTATTTTTAAATGTTATGTAGTATATGTAATAAACCTATTGTATTAGTACCTTCAGCTACAGAAAGATCAAATAAGTATGGAAATACTCCTGCATTTTATACAAGTTTATTTACAACTCATTCTAAATGTTTTTTAGATAAAAGAGCTAAAGATACTAAAATTCTTATGCAGAGGCGTAATTATGCTTGAACTTATAGGTGTTGGTTTTATTGTTGCAATAGGATTCTTAATCATTCTTTGGAAGATTGATTTAGAGTTCTTTGCTCAGTATCACTGGCAAACAGATCTAGCTGTATCAGGTGGTATGACTGCTCTGTTCTTTGGTACTTATAGTGGAATGGTTGTAGCTATTGTTGCAGGAGTATTCCTGAGTATCTTTTTATATATAGCTAGAAAAACTTTAAGGTTAAGATAATGAATACAAAAGAAGGTGCAGCTTTAAATTGGATTGGTGCTTGGATAGCTCTAGTAGATAATTTAGTTGTACTAATAACTCTTGGGTATGTAACTCCTGGATTTGAATTTAATTATATTTGCTGGAGAACTATAAGAGGTTTGAAAAAAACAAAAAGGAATAAAAATGAGTAGAGATTCGAATTACCCTGATGACATACATAATTATGATAGTCATCCACAATCACCATTTTATGTAGAACCTCTCAGTGAAGAGGAGCTGCAAGCAAAACTAGAGGCAGAAGAAAATGCTGCTGACGATGAACGTAATCTAAGAGAAGATCGATGAGTGGAAAACTGTTAATAAACGGTAAAAGTGGTTCTGGCAAGACTTCATTACTGGAAGGACTGGAAGATACATTTGTTATCTCCAGAGATGGTAAAGCATTTCCTTACAATATGCCCCATATGCTAATACCTGCGTTCTGCGGTATGAATACTTTAATCAATGGTGGTGAAGTAGATGACGTAGAAGTTGAAGGCTTCTTTGATAAGCTAGACAGGTATGAAGCTGCTACTGGATCTTATCCAGGGACAGTTGCTATTGATTCTGTGTCTAAGCTAATGCAGGACATCATTGATGACTCAAACCTTAGATTTACTAACTTTGATATTCATTCAAATGTTAATAGAGAGATTGCGATACTCACTAAGTTTATACAGGAAGATCTTGTAGCTAATGGTGTAAACGTAATTCTTATTAATCATGTAATGGATAATGATAAGAAAGGTCTTATTCCTGTTGGACAAGGAAAATTTAAAGATAAGGGGGGCTTTTATGGCGAAGTGGATCATTCTATTCTGGTACAGGATATGAAGGTCTATCATCGTGGAGTAGAGAACCAAGCAAGAATTACTATTGCTGAACTTCCTGATATTCAATATTTAAAAAATACTGTGAATCCTGCTAAGAGTCGAAAACTTAAAGAAGGTGAATCATATTATGATTTGCAAACTCATCTTGATTTGATTAAGGCAACTCATAACAACAACGCTAAGTGGGCATATTAATTTTAAAACGGGGTGACACCCAATAACCCAAGAGGGATAAAACATGTCATTTGCAAAAAAGTCTACCGATAAGGAAGACGTTAAACAAGGTGGGAGTAATTATATTCTTGGATCAGGTATCTATCCGGTAACTATTCTTGCTCCTTTCGTTGACACTGGTGATAAAGGCTCTGAAGTAGTTAACTTCTTTGTTAGTCATCAAGGTCAAGAACAGACCATTTACGGTAATCTTCGTGTTACTAATAACAACGATGCTCAAGGTGAGCCTGTTGTTAACCAAATTGGTATGAGGGTCTTTAACCAGATTCTTGTTATCGCTGATTTGGATGACGTTGAAGATGCAGAAGAAGCTGAACTTCCCATTGGTCCAGGTGGTAAAGCTAAAGTTGTAGAAGTTCTTCAGGATATGTGTGACATCGATATTATGATGCGTGTTCAGTTGGAATATACAAATTACAACAACAAGATCAAAGAGACAAAAGTTGTTAAAGGCTTTTATCGAATGGATGATAATGCTACTGCTGAAGAAATCGTTAATGATTCTGAAGTAGGTAAAGGATTTGAAGCTGATCAGAAATATGTGAATAACATCACATACAAAGATGATCTTACTGAAGCTGATATTACAGCTTGGGTAGCTAATGGTCGTAAAGGTGGAACTGGTGGCAATGGCGCTACTAAACCTTCTGCAGATCCAGCATTCAAAAAGAAGAAGCGTTTCGTTAAGAAGTAATATGTAAACTGTACCTCCTCAATGGTGGGGAGGTACTTGTCGAAGAGAGATGATGCTTAAGTCTATATCAAAACTTGTACAAATTATTGCCTTCACCATGATTGCTGGAGCAGTAGTTGTAGGCAGTTTCTATCTCGGTTACATACTCGCTTTTCTTTGTGTATTAACTATCCTGTTTGGTGTTGGATATTTAATAGCCCATTGGGATGAAGTTGTAGCTTGGGCAGAAGAAGATTAACCATAACCTCAGATCGGGAGAAGATGTTGAGGGAATATAGCACCCCAACCGACTATCTCATGCGGAGAGTGCAATACACCACCAAAGTTGTTAAATTTATTAACAATGTTGGCATCAACAATATTCTCCAGGTCTGACTCTAACCAATCCTGCAGCATCATCTCGAAGGATAAGTTAATAGGCTTATCTCTTGCCATACGGTAGATAACCTTTTGAATTCTCATCCAGAAGGTAGGGAACATCAAGATTCCCATATCACTCAGCTGTTTAACCGCTATAGGCATATTTTCTTTATAGTCAGGGAATGAGTCTATTACTCGTATCTCTGCATCCTTTTCTGACATACCTTCATGTTCAGTCAAGTAGCGGAAGTATGTTTCCTTAGCTAATACATCTGTTAAGTCAGTAGCGTAAGAACCTATCTTGATAGATTCGCTGTTAGGCGTAATCAGGAACTGAGAAGTGTAGTTGATAGTATCAGCATCATTCTTCAATTCTTTAATACGTGCAGCAGCACCTTTAATCTCATTACCTAGACCCTGCAAGGAATCTGCTTTTGAGATTGTCTTACCGAAGTAATTTAGAACATCTTCCCCGTTAAACCCAATCCTAGAAAGATCTCTTATATACCTACCAAGAAAATTATTATCCCCTCTACTATCCTTCAACAAATAGCTCAGACCAGTCTGCAAGTCAGCTTGCATACCAGACAATGTATCTGCATTCTGGTGTATTAAGTCAGTACCGAGAGAGTTAACGAAACCTCTTTCATATACATTATGTATTTTACTAGTTACCAGCTGCTCTCTTTTAGCATCAAACTTAGCTTTTAATTTTGCATCTTCAGGATTAGCAATCTGCTGAATACGCATGTGTATCAGTTCTTCTTTAATATCTGTGTAGTCACTATATTCTTTCATAATAGAACGATACTGCTTTTGAATATAAAATGGATCAACACCCATAACCGATAGGTAACCAATATTAGAAACATTATCTTTACCTATCTTTATAGGATTAACGATAACCATTCCCATCTTCGCACCAGCAACCACATTCTTAGTCAGACGTATCATCCATTTGTATTTTGGATTCTGAGCTAACGAAGTCTTTTTATCCCCGATCAACCATTGTGCAATATCCTTCCGTACCCAAGTAACTTCCTCATCAAAACCTTTCACATCAGACAATGCTTTACCAACAGGCATGTACTCTGCTCTCAAATCACTATCTTCTTTACCTAATTTTGCATAAGCATCGTCACTAGCTTTAACGAACCAAGGGTTGTCACCATTCTCTTTCAACTTAGCTTTCAATATTTCCTTGTCAGTATCATTGTTTAGAATGAATCTAGTTTCAGCCTTCAGAAGCTCATCTCTGATGATCTGTGAGTCCTTAATAGCTAAACTATGCGCTGTAGCTCGTACAAGCCCCTGTGCGGGGTCTTTAACTATGCCGAGTGTTTGCTTCTCATCATCAGTTAGAAGCAATTTAGATAGGTTACCGGACTTCACAACGTCACTGTGGTCCTTATAAGGACTCAGAACTGTAATATCAGTACTTCCTAGCCTAATATCAGTAAAAGCACCTTCTAAATATGTAGAATCAATAGTTTCACGATAAACGATACCAAGAGTCTTCTCAGTAGGCATTCTTAGTATCTTCCAACCATCCTTATTCTTATCTGAATAACCTTTAATCTCATTAAAACCTATCACTTTCTTCTGTGTAGGCTCTTTAGAATAATCAGGGACTAAACTATCATCCAACTTATTCGTTTCACCAAGATCTGCATGTATAACTGCATTAGCTACAGAGTTGTCTTTAACAACTTCCATTAGCTTAGTATTACTCAGCAAATCAATAAACTTAGCAGTACCTAGTTTCTTAATAGATTTAAGAGCTAACAATTCTTTTACATTATCATCTACTAAAAAGTTACCCAGGTTGTATACCTTCCGATCCATAACGTCCTGCACTAGCTTCACATGGTCAGGTGCTACTTCCTTCTCTAGCTCTGCTACACGATTATCAAATGCTACTTCAGTTGTTAACTGAGGAGCTAGGATAAAGTAGTCATGCAGAGGAGTCTTATGAATGAAATCATAAAGGTCATCTGATTGCTGTTTAGTAACACCTTTCATAGCTCTGTGGAACTTAGCCAGTTCACTAGCCATAAGATCATTACGTTCAGCTCTCACTGATGAGAACTGTGACAGAATCTTATTCTTAAGCAGCTTGTTTACACGACTATTTGTAATAGTGTGAATCAGTTGTTGCAGAGCTTCAGAATCTCTATATATAC